GCCTGTAGGGGCAATTGCCCGTACACCCTTTGGTCGCGCAACCCCATGTGCATCAGCAAACTCTTCGGCAACGGTATCAGATCGGCCCTCATAAACGGAGAGCCAGTCGTCAAGCTCTGGCGTGACTTGGTAGGTAGAACCCCGCTTAATGAGCCACTCGTGAATACCCATAAGGCCGAGGCCGAGACGACGGTTCTTTTCACGAACTGCGTAAACTTTGTCATAGGGGAGATGCGCCTTGAATGTCCCGCAGAACAGGAACTTGGTTGCTAGTTCGACAACATCCCGAAACTCTTGAAGAGTATCAATCCGACCCATGTTGACAGAGCCAAGATTACAAACATCGGAGTCGTCTTCTGAAGTGACTTCAGTACAGGCATTGCGTAGTGTTTCATTTTCTTTCTCGTAGAAGTTAAAGGAAAAGCCGGGTTCGGCTGTCTTGAGTGCTTGCTTGACGTTCTTTCGGAACACAGGGCCGACGTCGCCAGTCTTGTTGTAGTTCTCCAGCCACGCTGTGTCGTAGTTGACGGAGATGTTTGTCATGTCGAGCGGGGCAGGGAAGTTGAAGTTCTTCTGCTTCACGTCCCACAGCGTCAGGCCGGGGACGACCTCTTGCTCGTGCCAGTCCTTGGCTACCAAGAATTGGTCAATATCGCCGTGAGAATGATTAAGGCTAGCGTAGATGGCACTCCGACGAGAACCACCTTGCATGACATTTCGTCCAATTTCGTTGACCATGAACATCTTAGGAATTGGGCCAGAAGCTGTCCCGCCAGTCCTGCCGAGACGAGAACCAGAAGCGCGATAACGAGAATAGTCAACACCGATACCTCCTCCTGTCATCAGGCATGATTCTGTTTTCCAGCTAAGATTTGCCCAATCCTCTCGTGTATCTTCTTCAGCTCGAAGGAGATAGCAGTTGTTGTAGAATTTGGCAGACCGACCAGCGTAATAGAGATAGCGGCCTCCCGGGATGAATTTGAGATTGGCGATGTACTGTACGAGCTGATCTTGTTCTGATCGGGGAATAAGGCCGTCACAGACATCCTTAACGAGGGTACGTGCAAGCTCGTCCCAAGACTCCGCTCCCTCGTGTCTATATTTCTGGTTGAAGATGTCTTCAGAGAACTTGCTCCTGAATTGGGGGTTTACGTTGGACTTGAAAATGACTCACTCCTCCTCGTATTCTGACAGGTCTTCTATTAGCTCGTTGTATGTACCTAGCTCGCCGTTCCAGCCGCGCCGGGTGTATTCCTTACCCCCGTCTACCATCACACGGGCAGGGCATTCACAGGTCTTGTAATCGTGCCTGTGTGTGCTTTCTAGGTAGGTGCCGCACTTCTTGCAGCGGCAGGCGTTCTTGATGATCTTATTGAATCGCATTGTTGTTTTCCAGAGAAAGAAAACCCCCGGCTTTTACACCGGGGGTTAAAGTAGCGTAAGTAGTTTTAGTTCTAGTTTATTTTTTGCTCTTAGTTCCGCTGCACTTCCAACGTTTACGGCTAAGCCTCAAAGGACTGTTAGGGTCTTTAGCAGCTTTACGAGCCTTTCGCATCTGGCCTGCGCTGCGGGCGCAGTATGCGTCTCCTTTAGAAGTACCGGGTTTAACTCGTGGTCCTCCACCCTTAGCAGGCCCAGCTTGTCCGTAAGAGACCTTCTTGCCACTAGCGGTGATTTTAACACGAGCTTTCCCTTTAGCGGGTTTACGAGACTTAGGCACTTTACTAGTAACCTTTTTTCTTCTTTTTAGTTTTTTTCATTTTAAGTAATCCTTAGTTAAACTACAGGCGGCTCGTCCTTCGGAGGAGCAAGGAAGCTGTCCTTGAAGAAGACAAGAACAGCAGAAGCAATGGCGACGCCGAGCGTTCCCACGGCTTCGAGTTGTTCGACAGTAAGCGACACTGCCATCGAGATAGCTGCAAGAAGGCCAACCCACGTTGTCTTCTCAGCTAGTCGCTCAACGATGTATTTAATCACGGAACCCATATTGGATCACCTCCTCGTCGATGCCGGGGATTCGGCTAAAACTCTACTTTACTCTATATTATACCACACTAGTCGTCCAAAGTCAAGTCCCTTTTGGGCCCATAGCGCCGCGACCTTCTGTCGTCATCCGTTTCGTCCAGTTTTCGCTTTCCAAGCGGCGACTTCCTTTTGGATGTAGTCTGAGACAGTCGAAGTCTGCGTGACAGCTTCTCCTGCTCCTTCAACTCGTTTGGGTCCATTCTTCCTTAGTTCCATATCAAGGGCAATAACAAGCCGGGTAATAGCGTGGGCAAGGTGGCTTTCCCCAGAGTCAACGTCGTTGTCGTCGACCTCTTGCCACTGGTAGATGTGGCCACAGGCCTTGTTGATCTGGTGGTGCATTCCCTTGGGGCCATCAGCCTCAAGATCGTGCCAGCCAAACAGGCCGTGCTTGACCGCACCGTGGTCAAAGACACGGTCGAGAGAAGCCATGACCTCAGGGGGGAAATACTTACTCTTCATCTTCGGGATATTCGTAACCGAGTTCTTCCAAAATGGCGTCAAGATTTCGCTTAGCTCTTGCAGGGAAGGCCCCGAGTAGCTCAGCAACTGTGATGTCGAGAAACTCAGCGAGTTCTCCGGTTGTCCATCGTCTGTCAATTAGTTCTCCCAATTCATCTAGGTCCATAGATTTCTTTTAACCTCCGCATGGAAACCCACTCTAGGTCGTAGTCTCCGTTCTCGACACCTCGTTTGATGACAACCCCACTTGACCAATATCTGGCGGATGCGCGTGCGAAAGGTGGTATATAATCTTGAAACACTCCGCAAGATAGGCCGTGCAGGCGTTGGCCATTTCCTCGGACTCGAACTGCGTGGTCAAAGAGGTGTGAGTGTCCTTGCGTTGCAGAATTAAGCTGCTTGGAGAGAATAGCAGCACCGAGGTTGACACCTCCGATAGGTCGTCCCATGACCCCTGAAGCGAAATAGTGTGAGTACTGGATGCCATCTACTTCGACGATCTCAAGAAAGGGGTATTCCTCAAATCCATATTCCTTTGATTGAAGGTCTCGAAGACCGATTGTACCGTCGAGAACGGGGTCGGTTTCGAGAACTCGATTAATCCTGTGCTCGTGATTTCCCAGACATCTGATTTTCCTCGGCGCTTTTCTTCGGAGCTTTTTGAGAGGAGCAAGTAGTCGGTCTTGTGCATCAATTCCCGCAGATATGTCGAGACTATATCTACGGTTTTCAAAGCCGCGCTTTCCCTTGTCATAGGTGCAGAGGGATGCCATGTCCCAAAAATCTCCAATATCAATAATGACATCGGGTCTGAGTTCGGCCACCAGTTGACCGAGAAGGTCATATCGGTCGTTGTTATGGTCGGGATGTGCATGTGAATCCGGGATGACTAGATGGACTTTAGACATAATCTTTTAGGGTCTCCAAGGTACACCACAGAAACCCGTTCTTCTCTGCCCACTCAGCGTGGGTCAGCTTCTTCTTGGGTAGACGCTGGTGAGGTTTCATGAAGCAAAATACAATGCGACGCTCAGGATGAGCGCGCCGTACAGCACGCATCTTACGGACGTCTTCAGCATCGAGGTATCCTTTGGCTTCCACGATTGTGCCAGTCCGACGACTAGTGAAGTCGGGAATGTAGTCAAACTCGTAGGGGAGCTTTTCAATCTCGTGCCCGAAAGTCCGGGGGCGGAGACGGTTGAGCTTTCGCCCAACCTCCCCTTCGAAGTCTGACCGCTTAGCTGGCAAGCTGCGCGCCAGTGCTTATGTACGGCAGGCAATGAATGACCCGGTGATACGGCGTCAGGAACACTGGCTTGCCCTCTTCTTCTTCAGACGAGAAGAAGGTGAGCAGGGGGCCTGAGAACGACGGGTAGCCAGTCACAAAGTGCTGTGCAAAGTTTCCTTGTCCGGCCTCAAGTACGACGTCCCAAGAGGGTGGCGGTTCAACCGCTTCTTCATTGTCGGAAACAAGTTTCATGAGTTGTTGTTATTCCTTCCAGAACGTTGTTGTGATTTCGTCTACTTTTGGTGTCTCAAAGACCTCAACGAGATAAGTGGGCCCTGTCGCGTAAGAAAATACTCGCAAACCCCTGCCTCTGTTAGCATCAGACCAACACTCTCGTTTGTGAGAGCAGAAGACGCAGCCCACTGGTAGACCCTTGTTGCCTGATTTCCCAACCGCAACTGGCTCATAACATCGAGCAGGGGGAGTGGTCCGCGTGAGAGCATCTCTTAACTCCGCAATTTTTGGAGACGGGTCTTGTACAGGTACATGGAGTAGAGCCTGCTTAGCTCTTTCCTTTTCGATGGCCCAGATTGCAGCAGGCGCAGCCTCAGCCTTAGCATAGCCTGAGATTTGGGAGACATATCCGAAGGGATCATCGCCGTGTAGCAGGCTGCCGTCAGCGAACTTACCAAACGAGAACTTCGAAGCAGATTTGACATCCACCACCGTCCCGTCGATCTTCGCATCAAGATGCCCGACCACGCCATCTACTTCTACTCGCTTTTGTCTATCGGAAACATCGTGTCCAGCCTCTTCTGCAAGGTAGAGGAAAAGCTCTTCGATAAGGTCTCCGTAAAGGAATTTGAGCTTGTCACTTGCGGCCAGCTTTTCAGGAGTGTATTTAGCTCCGGGTCCGTAACCTTGAATGTCGTAGAAGACTTGCCGTGCTGGTTTACCAATGTTAGAGAGGCGTAGATAGCCTTGTCGTCCATCTCCGCTCGTTCTAACGCGATTAGCAACCGTGTTCGCAACGGCTTCCCCGAATCGCTTGAGCTTTTCGGGGTCCGGTATGTGGCCATTGAATAGGTTCTCTACATCCTGAGTTAGCGTTTCAATTGATTTCATGCAGCCCTGTAGTGGTGAAGGTCCGGGGGATCAAGCTCACGCACAGCAAAAATGATTGCGTCTGTAAGGTTTGATGCGTGGTATTGCTCCCCAAAGTCCTTGTAGTAGACAGCATAAGACTCTCCGGGGACTTCCTCGACAATCTGATACTTGCCGATCATTATGTAATCAGAAGGGGATTTCGTCATCAAAGTCCACATCCTTCTGGTGGTTGCGCTTACCGTCGTCCGGGTGGGCGTCAGCGTCGTCAAAGCCCCAGCCGTCATCAGGGTTCTGGGCCTTGGCACCCTTTTTCGGGAAGCCGCCGTCCGAGTTGCCTGTGCCTTCGTACTCGACATGGTCCCACACCTGCATCTCAAGCAGGTAAGGCTTCCAGCGGGTAGGCTGGCCCGGCAGGCTGACCTTGAACTTCATCAGCTTGAGGTTGACGACAGAGCCGTTGCCGATGAGCTTGGTGGGGTCCCACGGGTCGCCGTTCTCATCACGCAGGGGGATCGGGTTGGCAGGCGTGCCGTCCGACTTGACAGACTTGCGGACAAACTTGACGACAGGTTTGCCGGTGAGTTCGTTAGGCGTGTTGTCCTTGTTGGGCTTGCCCTTCTTGATGTAGAAGCGGTCAACGCCAAACTCCTGAAGGCTCTTCAGGCCGTCCTTGTCGAACAGGACGTCTACTGTCCATTCCAGCGACT